AGACCAACTTCGACACCGTGCTGACCTACGCGAAGCTGGACCTGTGGGCCAAATTCCAGGACTTCCAGGTGCGTATCCGTAACGCCATCGTGAAGCGCCAGGCGCTGGACCGCATCATGATCGGCTTCAACGGCGTGAAGCGCGCCAAAACCTCTAACCGTGGCGAGAACGTGCTGCTGCAGGACGTGAACAAGGGCTGGCTGCAGAAAATCCGCGAAGACGCGCCGGACAACGTGCTGGGCACTAAAACGGCAGACGACGGCACCGTGACCGTCGAGCCGGTGAAAGTCGGGAAGGGCGGTCTGTACGCCAACCTGGACGCGCTGGTGATGGATGCGGTCAACGAGCTTATCGATCCGATTTTCCAGGACGATGACGAGCTGGTTGTGGTCTGTGGCCGCGAGCTGCTTTCCGACAAGTATTTCCCGCTGGTCAACAAGGAGCAGGAGAACAGCGAGAAAATTGCCGCTGATCTCATCATCAGCCAGAAACGCATGGGCGGCCTGCAGGCCGTGCGCGCGCCGTATTTCCCGGCGAACGCCGTGCTGATCACCCGTCTGGATAACCTGTCCATCTACTGGCAGGAAGAGACCCGCCGCCGCTCGGTTATCGACAACCCGAAACGTGACCGCATCGAAAACTTCGAATCGGTAAACGAGGCCTATGTGGTGGAAGACTACCGCTGCGCGGCTCTGGTGGAAAACATCGCAATCGGTGATTTCAGCGCACCAGTTGCGCCGGAATCTGAGGAATAACGCATGAGCCTGAGTCCCGCACGGCAGCACCGCCTGCGCATTCAGGCCGAACAGGCCGCCCGGGTTGCTGCCGAAATATGCCGCCTGGGCAGATGGCGTACTGGCCGCCGGAGGCGGGCAGCAGGATGACGTCCTGATGTACGTGATGCTGTGGCGTATCGATGCCGGGGACTATGCCGGTGCGCTGGAGATCGGGCGTCATGCCCTGCGCCACGGCTGGGTGATGCCGCTTGGCAACCGCAACGTGCAGACCGTGCTGGCCGAGGAAATGGCCGACGCGGCGCAAAGCGCGATGCTGGCGGCAGCCCCATTCGATGCCGACCTGCTGCTGCAGGCGCTGGACCTGACCACCGGGCAGGATATGCCGGACCAGTCGCGGGCGCGCCTGCACAAAGCCATCGGTGCGGTGCTAAGCGATAGTCATCCGGCATCGGCCCTGAATCACCTCACTCATGCGCTCCAGCTGGATTCCCGCTGCGGTGTGAAGAAAGACAATGAACAAGGCGCGGCTGGAGCGCAGACTGCGCAACGACCGCTAACGGAACGTGCCCCGCGCACGGGCGGCACGGGATGTCGACAGGCTTTGCCTTATCAAAATCCCGTCCACCGCCCACTTATTCAGGAGAAGACCGCATGAAGTTTGTTGCGCCCGAACCGGCACCGGAACAGGCGGAGGTCATCAAAAACACGCCGTTCTGGCCGGATGTGGATCTGTCGGAGTTTCGCAGCGTGATGCGCACTGATGGCACGGTGACGCAACCGCGCTTAAAGCAGGTGCTGCTGACCGCTATCTCCGAAGTGAACGCCGAGCTGTTCGACTTCCGCAACCGCCAGCGAATGCTGGGTTATCAGGCACTGGCGGAGGTGCCGTCGGACGTGCTCGACGGCAAAAACGAGCGCATCCAGCACTACCACAACGCCGTCTATTGCTGGGCGCGCGCCGTGCTCAATGAGCGATATCAGGACTATGACGCCACGGCGTCCGGGGTGAAACGCGGGGAAGAGCTGGCAGAGGCCAGCGGCGACCTGTGGCGCGATGCCCGCTGGGCGATCAGCCGGGTGCAGGACGCGCCGCACTGCACGGTGGAGCTTATTTGATGAAAGTGCGTGCGCACCAGTATGACACAGTGGATGCCCTGTGCTGGCGTCACTACGGGCGCACGCAGGGTGTCACGGAGCAGGTATTACGGGCCAATCCGGGGCTGGCTGAACATGGCCCCTTTTTACCGCACGGGCTGCAGGTGGAACTGCCCGATCTCCCGGCATCGACCACCGCGCAGACCGTCCAGCTATGGGACTGAATCATGACGCTTGAGAGAGTCAGCGCCTTTATCACTTACTGCATCGCCGTGCTGCTGGCCTGGCTGGGCGACCTGTCGCTTAAGGATGCCTCCACGGTCGGCGGCGTGCTGATTGGTGTGCTGATGCTGGCGATCAACTGGTACTACAAACACCAGTCTTTCAAACTGCTGCGCGGCGGCAAAATCTCGCAGGGGGAATATGAATCCTTCAATCGTTAAGCGCTGCCTGGTGGGGGCGGTGCTGGCTATCGCCGCCACGTTGCCCGGCTTCCAGTCGCTGA